ATCTTTCGTAAACAATCAGAATCGCCGTTCAAGTTTGGAAGCGGAAGAGGAAAGCCGGGACTACGTAGCGCGATTGATCGTTGGACGGTACAGAAGAACATATCCGGAACAAGGGACGAGAAGGGCCGCTTTGTTCCTCGTCAGTCGATTGTGTTTGCGATAAGCCGCGCAATATGGCATAGGGGCTTAAAGCCTACGCTGTTTATAAGTGGCACTTGGAAGCGTCTACGAGTCAAAGCCCTTAAAATTTTAAACGATGCTGTAACCAAAGACATCGCGGAAGTTATAAAACAATCACTACAAACAAACCCTAATCTCGAAGTAGAATGAGTATGACAGTACAACAAAGGCCGGACACCGCAAACGTACACGGCGTATTCGAACAACTTATGTATGTTATAACAAGCACCGAGCAAGCAAGTGCGTCTAACTTTAAGTTTAGATACATTGCCGACGTGTATGTTGGTGGCGTTATGGTTAGCCGCGTTAAGGTATTTCCGAACACCGCAGGTGCAGGAGTATTTAGAGTAGACAAGTTATTAGTGCCACACTTTAGCACAACCAACGCATACCAAGACACAACCGCCGGCACAGTCGTGCAGACGAACACAATATTCAATACGGGTGGTGTTGGTGGTGCAACAACGAAAGTATTCAGCTCAAGCAACGGTGAAAGCGTGCGACAAATTGAGATGCGTTTCAAGCAAGAATACGCTTCATCAGCGACGGCAAATCCTGTTATTGATACCGTTAATAAGATAGACGGCGAATACATCAACTTGTTCATGAGCGCAGGACTGACGCGAACACACACATGGGACGCCGGAATTAAGTCCTACACAAGCGACAACCTTTGGACAACGGTACACAATATGGACAGCTTCCGCGATTTGTTTTTGTCGGATCGTCAAACCGCAAATACTCAAGGGTTCACTTCAAACCTTGTCAGTTCTATTTCGCCTATTCTTGTAGAAGTTGAATACAAGCAACCCTATGTTCTCGGATTCTTTAACGATAACACCGCGCCGTTCGGTAGCACTCTAAAAAGCATCTACGTCGCGTTGTACAATTCGTCTAATGTTTTACTTGATTCGCGGAACTTTATACCGGGAACGGATGGCGGTGTAGAAAATACCGCAGTGAGTGCAGACAAAGACAAGCTACAGTTCTTCGGATGCGGGCCGGGTAACTTTGACACTCAAACAGTAGACACGACTTTTAGGGATTTCTTTGTTAACGAACAAGTCGCATACTACGAAGTTTGCGGTGTTACCGGAACAACTACGACACCAAGTGCAACAGGCGACCTTGTAAGCACAGTCTACCGCTTTAACATCAACACTTGCAAAAGCATATACCAAGACGACGACTACACGAAAATGTATGTAGCTTGGCAAAATTCGCTTGGGTGTTGGGACTTCCAAACGTTCAGACTAAGGCACGACTATGCAGACACAATAAGCCGCAAATCCTTCGACCAAGTGGCCGGCAATTGGAACACGGCTGACGCGGCACAAGACTTTGAGTATAGAGGCACACAAGGTGGCACTCGAATAGCACGTGTTGACGCTACGCAAGAACTAACAGCAACTACAGACTTGCTACAAGATGCAGACGTAGCCGTTCTCGAAACTTTGATGCTGTCGCCACAAGTCTTTTTAATATCAGCCGCTGATGGATTAGGCGTTACACCTATAACAGTTACCGACACAGGTTACGTGAAGAAGCGTCGCGTTAACGAGCGTCAACCGTTCTTGTATCAAATCAAATTTAAATACGCAAAACAAAGGCCAACAACAAAAGGCGGAACATTTAGAGGCTTGTCATAATGATTGAACTTGTAGCATACGAACAAAAGCCAGCGTCAGCAAATGCGGTGCATGGCAAACAACACGTCCTTGACTTAGCAAATCCGGGCGCAATTTCTTTGACTTACGAAGTAGGAAGAGGCGATAACGTATTAGGTCGATTTAGCCCGTTCTCGCAGACGTTTAGGCTTCCCTTCTCAAATACTAACTCAGAATACTTTGGGTACTATTACGACGTTAATATTCAACCGACGGCCGTTCAAAGTTTGCAAGCAGCAAGATTCAACGTTCACCAAAAGTGCTACGCAGAAATAAGAGTAGACGGTGTACCGATTATATGCGGATCGTTACAACTTAAAAACGTACACACGAAGACCGAAGAGTTCGAAGTTGCCGTGTTTGGGATGGAAGCTAACATCTTCCAAGAGCTAAAAGACAAGAAGTTGATTGACTTATTTATAAGCTCAACAAACGCTCAAAATGTAGACTATGACGTTGCACTAAACGCGACCAAGATTTCGGACTCGTGGACGCTCTCAAATGACGTTACAGAAGGTTCGGTTGGCAACGGAGTCATTATATTCCCATTAGCCGACTACGGGTTAGCAGGTGAGTATAATTTTATGCACTACGAAAATAACCAATACGGAACAGGCGGATTAGCAGAAGACAACTTTCTGCAACCGTATATGTTCAAGCCTGCAATAAAAGTAGCGCACCTATTTGAAGAGATAGTAAACCAAGCCGGGTACACTTTAGCGTCTAACTCGTTTTTAACGTCTGACGCTTGGACAAAACTGTACATGACGTTAGGCAACCAAAGAGAATCCGTTGCAACGCGTGGTGTTCTTGGGTTGTGTGTAGCAAGCGACCAAGCAACGGTTCACACGTTTACAACAGTAGGTGGTCAATCGGAGTGGTTAACACCCGTCCCACTAAACGACGACTCGGGCGTTGGTGTGAGTAGTAACCCGCCGGCACTATTTGACGCGGCTGACAATTGGAGTACAACGGCCTATGAGTTCACCGCACCGGCAACAGGCTACTATTACGGACAGCTAAACATTAACTACACTGCAACCTACGTCGGCAACTATGGCGGACAAATTGGCTACGGTGTTTTTGGGCCGAATGGTGGTTCAGTAATTGCGGCTGGCACTAACGGTTTAGTAGCGGCAACAGCAGGAACACATGACGCCCCTGTCTTAGACTTTGAACTATTCCTTGAAGCAGGTCAGACAGCACAAGTAACAATGCGTGGCGTTATATACAATAGCGCAGGCGGACAGAGTATAAGGCTAAACGGCGCAGGTACTTTCTTAACTGTCTACGCAAGCCAACTAACAAACGGTATTGCTTCGATGCCACAAAATATGCCTGATATGCAACAGGTTGACTTTGTTAAGGACTTGTGCGAACGCTTTAACCTTTGTATTGTAACTGATCCACAAGACGCACAAAATTTACAAGTGCAACCTTGGCAAGACTATATAAACGACGGCTCATCAAAAGATTGGACGGATAGGCTCGACGCTTCAAAAGAATTTACGATAACCCCGACCGACTCAATCCGTAATAAGTTCATACACTTTGAAGACGCTCTCGGTGAAACGTTAGACAACGCTAAGTTTCAACAAGCTAACGACTACGCTATTGGACGTTATCGCGACGAGGTAGGCTTAGACTTTACTTCGGGAACGTTATCGAATCAGCCACAGTTTGCGCCGTTTTTAGTTACGCCAATACCTAAAATAAGCAACACCGACATCTCGGAATATCCAAACGTTGTAATTCACAAAGGATACGGAATAGACACAAATGGGCCTCTCTCAAACGCACTGCCGAAGTTGTTTTACTACAATGGACTAAAAGCGATAGACGCGGGCCACTATTTTAAGATCGGGACAACGTCGTTTACTTCTTATCCGCTTTGTTTACCTTTCTACAATAACGGCAATAACATTGCAAGCGATTCGCCATTGTTGTTATGGGATTGGCAACCGATGCCGGCTATGAACAACCCAGTCTTTGGTTCTACGCCAAGTTCAGAGGGTTACTTTGCAAGATATTGGCAACAGTTTCTGATGGGCATTTATAGCGACGAGGCAAGGCTTGTAAATTGCTCGATGATGCTATCGGCTGACGATATATTTAACTTTCAGTTTAACGACGAAATAAGAATAAAGAACACGCCATACCGCGTGCTTAAAATAAGCAACTATCAACCGTTTGCCGACGTTCCTACAAAAGTTCAGTTGCTTAAAAAGTTGGATGCGTTTAAAGCTCAAAACATAGTGCAACCCGATCAAGATTGCGACCTTGAACTTACGGGATTCTTGCAAGACGGCACGGTTGTCTTCACCGATCCAACAGACGGCACTACGTCAAGCGGTACAGAGAAGTGTTGTAACGAAGCGCACTACTATTGGAACGGTTCGGCTTGTCTTTGGAACACAGGCCCGGGTGGAGGCGGTAACGGCAACAACGACGGCAACAATCCAAATACGTCAGCCTTTGAAGGTAAAAGCCTTGTGACTAATGTTGGAGGCGTTCACGCTCTTAAAAACAAGCAAGCGCAGAACTTCAATCCGGTAGTTGGTGAAGTATCAATAAGGGGGACAAACTTCGTGAGCAATACAAACTCAACGCAGAAGAACTTTGTTTACTATTCTACGACATACGGAACGACATTATCAAACGCAACTCCAACAGGTAACGACGACAAAACGGGCAACCTATTGCTACCGCCAAACTTTATGGCGCGCTTTGTTATTCGTGCGCTATCTATACAAAGCGATAACTATTCCGGAACGTCAGGCACGGGTTCTTTTGGTTCGACGTCTTTCAAAGTGTTTACGTTTATAGCAAAGAATATCGACGGAACAATAACAACAAGCGGAGCAGAACAGACAGACTTTGCACAAGCTGATGGCGACGCCGGAACAAGAACGGTATCGCTTGCCGCAAGTAAAGGCTCAGGCTCTTTTGCAGACCAGAACTTAGGCGTGGTTATTCGTTGCGCCGGATCAGCCGACCGCGTTGTTACATGGCACTTAGATTGTTCGGTTACATTTATTGACATAAGCAACCCCGACCAAAACAAGTCAACCAATCTTTTGCTCTTGGAAGACCTTGGTAACATACTTACGGAAAATAGCAACAACCTTCAACAAGAATGAAAAATTTCATAAACAACGTAGGGAAGACAATCCCGCAGACGCTTCGCTTCGCTCAAAGAAAAGAAGTAATAAAAGATACATACGGGCTTGTTTTATATGGTTACTATGAAGACACGGGTTTTCGTGGATTCTTCAAAAAAATAAGACAAGGACTAAAAGCAAGAAGTAATGGCTGAAAAAATTGAAGTAGGTGTTGTCATAAAGGGTGCTGATAAAGCCGCTCAACAAATAGACGGCATCGACGAAGCCACAAATAATTTAGGCACAGGCGTTGAGGGTGTAACCGGTGCTTTGGATAAAATGACGATGGGCGCGGTTAGCGGATTTAAGGCCGCCTACACGGGTACACTTTCATTTATCAAAGGTCTACAGCTAACAAAGGTTGCTTTGATAAGTACGGGTATAGGGGCAATCGTTGTTCTTGTTGGTGCTTTAGTAGCGGCCTTTATGAGTACGAACGAGAATGCAAAAAAGATGCAGGTCGAAATGGCCGGACTTGGAGCAATTATGGAACGTTTAGAGGGGTACTTGGCAGCGGTAGGTGGCTGGATTGCCGGTCTATTTACAGGGGGCGTAACAAAAGCGGCTGAGAATTACAACAAGGAAATGGAAAAGCTTCCTGGCACGATGGAGGACGCTATTGAGAAGGCGAAAGAGTTAGAGGCGAGGACACAATCTTTGGCTACGGCCCAACGTCAACTGGGAGTGGTGTTTGCAAAAGGTCGCGCGAAGATTAAGAAGTTCAATATGATTGCCGAGGACACCTCTAACAGTTTAGAGAAAAGACTCGAATACGCAGAAAAAGCGATTCAAATTGAACAGATATTGATGGAGGCAAGAGAAAAGGCCGCACAAGAGGCGTATGATATCGCACTTGCTGATTCCAAAATGTCCGATACGAGTGAAGACCAATTAGACAACCTTGCACAGTTAGAAATTGACTTAATTAACGTGCGCACTGAGTCCTTTGAATTGCAGACGACGCTGAACAATAAGATAAACACTATTCGAAAAGAAGCTGAGGCTAAAGCCGCCGCGGAAGCCAAAGCAGTTGCAGACGCAGAAAAGGAAAAGCAAGAAGCGATAAAAGAAACGCAACGCTTGATGAAAGAGGAAGAAGATAAGAGGATAGAAGAATACAAAGACTACCTAAAGACAGACGAACAACTTGCACTTGACAAGCAGGCCGAAAAAGCGGAAAGGCTGTTGATTGCTGAGATGGAAGCTATGGCAAACGGCGAAGAAGTAAAAGCCGGTCTTAGACAAAAACTCGAAGAAGAACGTCAAGCAATACAGAAGAAATTTGCCGACCAACGCCAAGCTATTATTGATAAGGCGGACAAGGAAGCCGCAGATAAGAAAAAAGAGCAAGACGCAAAAGATAAAGAGGCAAGGGAGAAAAAAGAAGCGGAAGAGTTGGCGGTAACGGAAGCTATCAAAGCCGCTAATATTGGTTTAGTACAAGCCGGATTCGATGCTCTAAATGCTATGGCTAAAACGGAAGAAGGACAGAAGAAGTTAGCTATGGCACAAATTTTAGTCAACCAAGGTATTGCACTTTCTAACGCAATAGCAGGCGCGCAAGCCTCAGCACTTGCAACAGGGCCGGGAGCTGTATTTAGCGCACCGGGATTCACGGCGACGCTTGTTGGTTTAGTGCTGTCTTCGTTTGCACAAATAAAAGGTATAATGAACCAAGCGGGCGCGGCTACTGAAGGTCTTCAAACAAGCGCACCTAACCTTAGCGGAGGTGGTTCGGGTAGTCCAAGTGCAGGCGGTGGTGGGGCTCAGCTTGCTTTAACGCCAGACCTTGCTCAATCGTTTAACGACGCTTTAGGATCGCAAGCAGTACAAGCCTATGTCGTACAGCAAGACTTAGCAGATGCCAACGCACTACAACAGTCTATAGCCAACCAAGCTTCACTTGGAGGCGGATAAATAAACAACATCACAAACCGTATTTTT